TTTCAAACATTTTTTTGCGAGTTCCCAGTTGCGATTATAACTCTGCCACCCAGGTTTGCACGTATCATTATCGTCTAAACACACATACATAAAGTCATATTCCTTCTTGATACTTTTATCAGGGACGTATTCGTCGGTGTCTTTCATATCCGCTTCGGTTAGCTGTAAAAGGGGAATATTCGCGGTTTTCATATTTGTTGATGGTTCTCTGGTACAGTATACCCAGGAAGACACCATTTTCAAATAATCGTGATTCTGTTTTTCGTGAAAACGGTCTTCGTATGGATTGAATATTTTTTCGGGGAAATTTAAGTAACTCGAAATTCCAACAAACCCCAATCCATCTGATTTATACTTCTGATATAATTCTTCGTGGGATTCATCTCTAAATGGCGCGGAAATCGCAATAATATTCATTTTCTCTCCTTTCTGGTCTTTAATATTCTTAAACGGGAAATCTACACTCGGAACTTTCGAAAACCCCTCGACACATCTCTTGACGATATAATCATACAAATAAAATCCTAAAACTACAATCAAAAGTATTATAAGGGTGAATCGAAGCCTCTTCCAAATATTCAGTTTCATTTATAATATTTGCTGAAAAAAAATCATACATAATATATGCGTGTATGATTTTTTCTTTTTTTTTCTTGTTTTTCGTTTTTGATTTTTTGGTTCTGGTTGTAATAGAATCAGGGCGCAAATGACTCTGACCCCTTACATTGAGGTCGATGCTGTTTGTAATTATCGCGTTGACACTCTGTACTACAATAGTATGCGCACAAACACCGAGCACATGTGTAGAGTCTAATAAAGTCGGATTTCTCAACATTGCAATTTTCACATTGCTCGATTGGCTTTTTAAGCGTTGTTAGTCTTGTCGTTTCCATTGTTGTTGTCGGTTTTATATCATACCCACAATTCTACTTTTTATAATCAATTTTTTAATATACGAATATTTCATACAATATGCCATCGTGTGGATGGGGAGTGGAAGGGATGGTATATCTAGCGTGTGTGTGTGGGTGTGTGTGTTATCGTTTATAAACGGACTTCCTAATTTTACTGGACTTTCGATACTTTTTATTTCTTTTCTTGTAAGTGCGTCGTTTCTTGTTTTTTCGACCTCCGGAAATAGAACAAATATCCGAAGAACAATTATCCGAAGAACAATCAGTATCCCGAGATGGTGTTTTTGAGGTTATTTTTGGGATTTTTCTTGTTTGTTGTTGTTGTTGTTGTTGTCTGTTTAGGTGAGCGAATGTTTTTGTATTGGGACTTTGTCGAGTTTGTTGTTGTTGTTGTTGTCGTCGTTGTAATTTTTCTAAGGAATCAAACATATTTTATATTTCTATTTTCGAGTATATAAATATAAATAGATTTATACAAGTCCATTAATATAATTTATCAATGATTCCGGTTCATCCTTTTGTTCAAAATCGGCTGAATTCTTTTTACACTTCTCGAAAAGTGCCGAATCTGATTTTTCACGGTCCTTCTGGAACAGGGAAACAGACCATCGTCCACAATTTTCTGAAACAGCTGTATGATGATGACAAAACCAAAATGAAATCAAACATAATGATTGTTAATTGTGCACACGGTAAAGGAATAAAATTCATTCGTGACGAATTGAAACAATTTGCTAAATCCAACGTTCAGTTCAACAAAGGTGTATTGTTTAAGACCATCGTGTTATTGAATGCGGATTATTTAACGAATGACGCACAATCAGCGTTGAGACGGTGTATTGAATTGTTCACATCCAACACTCGATTTTTCATAGTTCTCCAAAACAAAAACAAACTATTGAAACCGATATTATCCCGATTTTGCGAAATCTACATCCCAGAGTATGTAAACGATGAAGGGTCCGTAACAAATCTACATAAAGTTAATTTATCTTCGAAGTTCCCTGACACAAATTTTCAAGATAAATTCGCGAAAATTATGGAAGCCGAAGTTCTACATTTAGACAAAGAGAGACACACTCTCTCATTATTCATCGACATTTCTACTAAATTATATGGATTAGGATATTCTGTGTTGGATCTCATACATTTTATCGAGGACAAAAACATATTTGACAAACACAAAACCATCAACACCATTATCCATTTTCATAAAATAAAATCGGAATATCGATGTGAAAAACTCCTCTTAATAACGATATTTGACTTTGCGTTTTTACAATAGTATTAAGCGATGCGTTGTAATTGGAGACAAATAATCTAAGGAAAATGTAATATTAAATGGACGATTTTGTTATCGCTAACTTACACGAGGCCAAAAATGAATGGTGTAGTCGTTTGGTATCTACTTTCACACCTTTGGTTACAGAAGGAATCCGTTCGATGTTTAATGAAGCGTGGAAGATATGTATCGGTACCGATGAAATAGGAAAATACTTGATGACCTTTCAAAACTTATTGTCACGAGTGCCAAAATGGAATGCCATTATTATCGAAGAAGAACGCAAGCGTATTATAGAAAGAAGCGGATGTAATTATTTAGAAGACTTGATTACTTGTGTCCATATTATTCAATTAAAAGTTCTTACGTGTATACGAGTGGGCAACAAACAAAAACAAATCGACATCTCCATACCTAAATTGGACAACTTCATTCATAAGGTTTATATTCACGTTGCGCGAAAGGTTTATATGAATGTTTATTTGTTTGAGAAGAATATCACGCCACTACAAACGCAAAAACACAACCGTGAATTGGAAATCATCGTACAAGAATGTATTTTAACGGCTATCCGCGAGTCGATTCCAACAGAAGAAATCATCCGGGCTTATATGGATGAATCTGTTGAGCACGAAGAAGAGGTTGTAATCGAGAACATCGAAGAACCTGTGGTTGTTTCTCAGGAAGAGAATAAAGAAGACGGCACTAATACCACCGAAAATACCGATAAAGAAGAAACATCAGAAGTAGAGAAGTTCCCCGAGGCGAAAACCGAAGAAATACCCGATGTAGTCCCCACAATAAAGAATATCGACGAAGAACCGGTGATCACTCGATTAGAGTTCAATGATTATGATAGTGTGTTAGAAAATGACGACCGTATTGAGACGGTTTCAGCGCCCAAGACGGTTGAACGTCTTGAAACAATTAGTGTTGAACGCAACTTACAGAGGAAATTGGAGGAGGAACAGGAAGACGATGATGAAAAACTGAAAATAGGAACAGATGTAGCCCTTGACAATTTGGATTTTATGGATATAAGCAAGGCAGATGATTTTGTTTCTTTAGATGATATTGTAGAATTGAAGTAATCGATTCGTAAAATTTTTCCATTTTTATTATGACGATTTATTATTAAAAATGGAGAACCTTTTTTTATTTGCCTTCTTGACTACGATTCTGTTTTGTTTAGTGAAAATTGTAGAGATGAAATACATCGAAAAAGAGCTGAAACCGTTGAAGTTTATTGTGCGGGACGCAGTTGCCGTATTCGTGTGTTCTTTGATTGCGTCATATTCGTATTTTTATATGAACGATTCGTTCACGGACTTTATGAATGTTGTTACAGAAAATAAGTCGCTGAATTTAGATTCAACGCAAATTTTCACAGACATCCCTAATTTCTAAAGAGATAAAGGAAGAAAGTTATCATATTGATATTTACATCTATATGATATTATGTGGCTCAAACATATGATGGAATTTCATCGATGTCTATGATGGTTGTGTCGATTTCCATATCCAGTATATCTTCGTCGGAACTCAAAACAAAATTCCGGAACATTGGTCGGGACAATTGATTTTTAGGAGTGTGTTTGTGAACATTCCGTGCGATCATCTTGTATAATTTGAAATCCGGATATCGTTCATCACCATTGGCTTTGTATAAAATATTTTTATTATTATCGTCAGATACCCATTCTAAAACAAGCTTTTGGATTTCACTTTGTTCTTTCACCGGAATCACCGGCACCGTATCAAACACGAAATCAAATATGGAGCACCCCAAGCGACATATATCGAAAGACATGTTTGGTTCTAATCGAGGTTTCGATGAATTAAAATAGGGTTCGCAATTATATTGAGAAGATGCGTCGCCAGTTTTATCGAAGCTATCACTACACAATATTTGCCCTTGAAATTTATAAATCGACCTACCAAAATCAATGATTTTATAGATGCGACCATACGTTGGAACACGGTAAACAACACCTTCGAATTTGTAATATAAGTATTTTTGCTCGGTAACCATATACATTATGTTATTTGTATGAAGGTCATTATGTGTAAACTGGAAAGCTTTCTGATAAGTTAATAGAGACATTATTACTTGAAATAATGCTGAAATAATTTCGTCTTCAGTAATTATTTTGTTTGAAAATAAATCATCTATTGTCCCTTGACAAGATTCCAAGAATATCATTTGTGTCGGAAATTCTTTGATGTATGCATACATCTCATTGTCTTCTTCATCGCTATCTTCTTCGTCGCTACCACATTCATCACTACCATCTTCTTCGCTACCACCTTCATCACTACCATCTTCTTCGCTATCATCTTCGTTATCTGTGTCAGAATGTTCGCTGTCTGATTCTGTGCTATTTGATGACGTTTCGGTGCGAGTAGAATTGTTCGAGTTTTCGTAACAAAGTTCACTGGGGGCATCTTGCATGGCGCCGTCCACTGGCAATTCATCGGTTTCGATGGTTTCTATTTCATCTATACTTAAACATTCGCCGATTTCTAATTTTTGTTTATTGCTTCGTGAACCGGTGTTAACATACGGAGTATCCGTTTCGTCAAAAACATATTTAATATTGTTTGTCTCATTAAAATGGTCTGATTGTAATAGATAGTCTAAATCATCGCCGATGTTGAATTTAAAATGTTTTTGAATTCCCAGAAAACTACCATAGTAATCCAGAGAATTGGTGAAGTTGTGTGTATGAAGTAGTTGGGAGTTTAGATAATAGAAAAAGTTATCTACATATGAAGCATTATTAGAGTTATTTATTTTATTTTCGCAGACATTAGTGTCTTTCTGTGCGTCGTTCTTGTATAATGGAAGCTGATATGGCATATTATCATATTTTCCAATCAAATACTTTATCGGGTCCAACAAAGGAGAGAATTTGATGAATACCGGCGCTTTTGTATTTTCATTAGATTCTTGGTCGACGACAACACCTAAATCTTTTATTTGATATTTTTGGTTTAAGGTTATGGAATTGAAATTATTTTGGGTCATTTCGAAGAAGAGAGAATAAGTGGGATTGTAACTTTGTAATTGCGTGATTTCGAATGTCTGAAACTCTGTTGGTCCATTTTGTTCTTCATGTATGGTTTTCCAATTTTCCAAGTTTATGGGCTGAATCTGGGTATAGTTCAATTTAAATTTAGGAGTTCTCATATATTTCATAAAAACATATTATAATGTAGGTTTTAACGGAGTAGGTTTATATTGACTAAATAATTTGTCTATGAGATATATAAAAAATAGGAAATGACACTTGAATTAAAGAAATTCGATATGAAATCTATTACATTCAATCCAAATGAGTCTAAAGCTCCGGTAATCATTCTGATTGGTAGAAGAGATACTGGAAAATCCTTTTTAGTTCGAGACCTTTTATATTTTCATCAATCGGTGCCTATTGGAACAGTGATTTCGGGAACAGAGGCCGGTAATGGATTTTACGCTGCTCACGTTCCGAAATTATTCATACACGAAGAATACAACACTGTATTGATCGAGAATGTTTTGAGGAGACAAAAGATGGTCCTGAAACAAATAAAGAAGGAAAAGGAATTATATAACAAGTCGTCAATAGACCCTCGTACATTTTGTATATTGGATGATTGTTTGTATGATAATTCTTGGGCTAAAGATAAGTTAATGCGACTGTTGTTTATGAATGGACGTCACTGGAAGGTTATGTTAATCATTACGATGCAGTATCCTTTAGGTATACCTCCAAATTTAAGAACCAATATAGATTATGTATTCATTCTGAGAGAACCTTATATGACAAATAGAAAACGTATTTGGGAGAATTATGCCTCGATGTTTCCTACACTTGAGTCGTTTTGTTCTGTAATGGACCAAACTACAGAAAATTATGAATGTTTAGTCATAAATAATAACACTAAATCTAATAAACTCAATGACCAAATCTTTTGGTACAAGGCTGAGAACAGACCTGCTTTCAAATTGGGAGCGAAAGAATTTTGGGAGATTTCCAAGAGTATGGACTCTGACGATGAAGAACAGTACGACCCTTCTAAAGCTAAGAAGAGGTCATCCGGACAACAAATCACAGTGAAGAAAAATAAGTGGTAACATTCTCGACCAACCTTAATGTGTGAATATTCATATATGATTATATGTGAATATTTATGTTAGATATGTTAGATATGTTAGATGTATGTGTATTTATTTTTGATTTTTCTATATTCCATATTTTGGGTCTATTTACATAGGACCGGCCATACGAAGACCACCGGCAACACCAGTACCGATAGCGAATGAAGCACCTTGTCTGGCACCGGCACCCATGGATGGAATGAACACGTCCAACACACTAAATGTGGCGGCGGCCATAAGGGCAATAACAATGATCTCTTCGACGTTGAGAGACTTCTTAGGAATCACGTAGGCAGCGATGGCAACGATGATACCTTCAACAAGATACTTGATGATTCTTTTTGCGAGTTCGGTTAAATCGAAAGATCCGGACATTTACAATATATATTATATGAAAACAAAAAAAAATAGCAATTTGTGTTTGAGATATATATATCGACAAAATCAACTTAAATAACTTTCATAATTATTCAATATAGTTAAACATGTCTGGATTCGAGCGTAAAGTATTGGAAAACGGTCAAATTAACCCCAATTATATTGATTTGTGTGACGAGGATACCCCTATTGCTGGTCAAAAATTCGCGTGCTTGTCATTCATTTCTCCGGAAAAGGTTCTAAAACAAAGAGAATTGTTTCTGTTTGAAGAATTCCTAAAGCAATGGGATTTCAAAAAATCTATGGATAAGTTTTTTGATTTCATTCACTTTATTTCATACAAATATGGATTAGATGTGGAATCCTTGATTGCCGATTATACAGAGTTTATCAAAGATGAAGGCGCTAAACTTAAAGAGCAAGGCGTCGAAGACGATTACAAGAATTTCTTGGATAAAAATGAGGATTCGTTGAACGCTAAATTTCAGAAAGAGAACAACTTCCAAACCTCTGTTCGCGGATTGAAAATCCGTGGTGTATTTCCCACCCAAGAAGAGGCCGAATTGAGGTGTAAGAAAATCCGCGAGTCTGACCCGAATCACGACATCTTGGTTGGACCCGTTGGTCTATGGTTGCCTTGGGACCCTGACGCATACAAGACCCAACGTGTGGAGTTTATGGAAGATGAACTAAACCAACTACACAGCGAGAAAACGAAGAATGAATCTAAAGCCAAGGAAGAGTTCGAGAATCGTGTGAAGGAGAGTAAGCGAAAGGCGATTGAAGACAATATCAAGAAGGCCGAGAAGAGTGGTAATGTTCTTACACAAACAATCGACGATCAGGGTAATCTTGTAGGTGTCACCGATACCGTTGATTTCGATCAACGCGACTCGACCACTGAAGAGGAAACAAAAAAATATAATGAAGAATTGGCACAAAAGACACAAACACAACCTTAACTACTTAATAACAAACGATATCCATATTTTTATATTTTCCCCACGACTTAAACTCTTCCATCGTAAACATCTCTGGCCACAATGGCATGGTCGCTTTTTCTGAGAAAGTCGCCAATATAAATCGAAACACAACTATAAGTCACGGCGATTTCTTTGAACGCGGTGTCTGCATACTCATAAAGAGTGTCTATTTCTTTGAGTATATTGATTATTTCTTGCGGGTCATCGGCGCGATTGTTTATCGCATCTATGAGCCTATATATGATATTTGTGAACGATGTCACCACGAGTTGGAAGACATTCGCCACTTCTCTATATTTTTGGTGCTTTTTGTCAGACCGCTGGATTTTCATCTTGTATTCTTTTTCTGAGATTTTGTTCTGCATAAACTCTATGCGCATGTCTTGGTGTTTGATATCATTGCCGACATCATACCGTGGGATTTCCACTTGACGAATGTGTATAGTTAATCGTATGTTTCTCTCAAGCATAGCCTCGACATTTTGTAAATACGAAACATCTCCTGTGCGAATTTTCAGCCGGATATGATTGATCATATAATGGTTCAGTTCTTCGGCGCAATTGTTTGGCGGATGCTGCACATTCTGCGGATTCGCGTCGCCATTTTGACGCATATATTCATAATAATGTGGATTATGAATATTATGTTCTATACGACCGGTTCTGAAACTGAACCCGACGTGACACTGAGTGCACCACATTTGGTCGCATCCATCTATCTTGTATATTCCAAACCCACAGCTTGGACAAGCTTTAGTGTCTCTTGCGAGCAGTTTTGCCGTTGCCACATTGTTTGGGTCACACGTGTGTTCACAATCTTTATTTAATCCCTTGATTTCGTGGCATTCTGGGCAAGACCATTTGTCACACACCCCACACTTCCACTGACTACTCAGGAACCCTCGACAGACTTCATCGGGACAAGCTCTAACAAAGTCGGCTCGTTGCTTTGACGCCCCTTTACCTATGTCGGTTCGTAGCACGCGTTGTCTCTCGGAAATGGTTATTTGTTTTAGACGAAGCCGTCTTATAGCTCGTTCTAATTCCCATTTATCTTTTTCTATTGTATCAATTTCTTTGTATTTACCGATAAGAACTTGTGTCGCTGGAAACAACGCACGCTCTTTATCAAACAAAATGTTTTCTCTGTGAGTTTTCAAAGTGTTTGCTATGAAGGATTTCGTCATTTGGTCGGTTAGATACTTACGCGTCCACTCTTTGCCACAATTGGGCGACATACATTTACTAATGCTTTCCGACAGGAACCATCGTTGCCAACAACTCCTACACGCATCGAAATCGCAAAAGCAACACTCGATTTTTGATCGAGTGAATTTGGTGAATTCTTCTCCGCAAATAGAACAGTCTGACATTTGTATAATATGTATTATTGTGCTAATCTATTCATACATAAAAATATAATCAATTTTTTGTATTACCCATTTTGCGGAGATCTTTCGATTTTTCTAAATAGTCCTCGCGAAGGGTATTACACCCACCACAATGGTCTTCGTTCGTCAAATCCACTTTCTTCAGACATTTATCATCCGTTGTCAACGCCCATCTCCCCAACATTAGTCGCTTTATTGGTTTGAAATCAAAATTGGAGGGAACATTGACACCCATCTTTTGAAAATACTGCAACAACTTCATTTGTTAGTATTCCGGTTAAATATTTATATCTTTTCATAAATATTTATTACTCAGTCATCCGTTATTACTCTAAACGGTTGGAAAAAATTCCCAGTCGAGGTCGTGACAAACCTTCTTCCATATCATATCTTGATCCAGTTGTTTCTCCCTATCTTTCATCATTGGTATATACGGCAAATACTGTAATTGGTCTAACAACGTACACAATTGATATAATGTGTATGTGTAATTAAAAAAATTCGTGCGACTTGCCGGACAATGAACCGCCCACGGCTTTTGTATTTCGATAAACAATACACACAACGTTTCATGCAACTCTTCATTCATAATCGGCGGTTTGATCCCTAATGTGGAATTTATATATTGGATGTGCTCGAAATATTTATTCAATCCCAGTTTACGCAATATTTCGCGCATTTTATCATAATTGATTTCCTTGTAATCCTTTATACGTTCCTTCTTTATACGGTCTTTTATCGATTGTATGACATCATCCGGTATTTGCGTCGTTTCTTTCGCTTGGAACTGCGACAAAATCTCTTTGAAATGGTTCAAACGGATATAAGCTGTATAAGATACCTCGCTAGGTGGTTCCTTATTAGCGGGTTTACTCGAATCCACTATATAAGACACATAGTTGCCACACTTGTCATTATTACATATCAATATACCTTCTTCGTCTTGTGGAATAAGCTCACCCTCGTGACACACCGCACACACATCAGCAGCAACTACGAAATCGTGGATATTTAATACACTGTTGTTCACATTTTTCCAATAATTTTGGTAAAATGCTTTTGATTGGTTATACTGGGTTGATTGTGTGTCAGATGCCTCTGGCGCTGTGCTTTTCACCTTGAAAAATGAGTTTAATGCGTTGGTGTTCTGACTCCCAAGTCCATTTGAAATGTTTTTCTTCTGTTCAAAATATTTAAATACATATTTAGAGTTTTCCAACAAGTATGTTTTTTTCTCTATTTTCAAGCGTTTTATTCTAAGTTTACAATCCTTTATTTCATCCTTCAGTTCCATTATCTTGTCGATTTCGTTTTTCTTTAGCTTGGATAGTTGTTGTTTGAGATCTGTTATATATAAAGTCAAAGATGGAATTTCCTCGTTTTCAATTTCATCAAAATGGTTCAACATCTCGCTGTGCTTTTCATCAATATTATTGTTTGTATATACCGATTTTTGATTTTTCATATCGTTTTATTTTATGTATTTTTATATTTATTATATTTTTTGGATAATTAATATAACACTCGAATTTGATATCTAACAATATATTGTATTATATTCAAATACCAGCATAATATGACTCATCCTTCGTGGTGTGGTTGTTTTTTTAAAATATTATCTTTCTACTAATATATACAACACACACACGATGCCATATCAATTCCAATTCTCATACCAAGACACACCACAATTTCAGTGCTCTCTCAAGAATGGAAGATGTTCATACATCTTGTCCTCGACGGGCGAACAGTGTAAGCGGAAGCAATATATAGGTTTCGACGTCTGCTTCCAACACCTGGCAAAGGCATACAAGGTACGAATTGCCCGTACAACCCTACCTAACACACAAGGTAAAGGACTCTTCGCATACAATGACCCCTCTCCTAATCATGATATCGTGTTCAAACCTAACGACAATATCATTACATACATGGGAGAAACAGTTAGTGCCGATGACTTGGAGCAGAGATATGGAGATAATACTGCTCCCTACGCTCTTCAACGTTCCAAAACCTCCTTTGTTGACGCAGGATGTGAACGAGGAGCAGCTTCTTTTGCAAATCACAAGAGTCGTTCAACTGCCAACGCAAAGTTATCGTATTATAGAGGAAATGTAAAAATAAAAGCAACCAAAAACATTCGAAATGGAGATGAAATATTTGTTACGTATGGTGATATTTACCGTTTGAGAGAAGAAGGTGTGTCCCATCAAACCAAATATGTTCGTCGTGTCTAGAGACACTTGTATGTGAATTTAGGGGAATATCGTTTTCTTTTTGTGTTTTTATATTTTTTATATTTTTTGGATAATTAATATAACCTCGAAATTTTCTTAGAGGCCACATAGTATATATGTGTTGTATAATATATATAATATAATATATAACATAATGCCATCTACAAACCCGAAGAAAGCCAGTAAACCCGTCGCAAAGAACAGGTGGATGAGTAAGATTTTTAAACCCATAGTAACCCCAAAACAACTGTGGGAATATCGTGGTATGTTACAAAAGTTTGACAGTACTTCCCACGAACCAGGCAAGTACTCTACTTTTCAATTGTTTCAAGTTCATAATAAAGTGAAAACTTCATTAGATACCGAAATTGACCCAAAAAAGAAAGTACGGATACGCGCAGAAAAAGATGAATTTGAAAACCTCCAGTGGAAAAATGGTGATTATGGCAACCCAAAAAGAATTCTTGAAACACTAGTTACCCCGGACCCGGACGGACGAAAATGGGTTTATTTGTACAATGTTGATAATGGGCAATCGTTAGGACCTCCCGAGTCGATACTGTGCCAAGCAGTTGATGATGATAAAATCTGGCAGATGGCCTATGCAGAAAATATCGACGGTCTTGAGTTTTCAAACACTGATGGTGAAAAGGATGAGGGAGATAGTGATTTTGATAGTGATCATGAACAAGATGGTGATGATGAACTAGGTGGTGGAAAAAAGAGACGCATACAGAGAACACCAACAAACAAACGAAATACAAAAAAGAGAAGATGTAAAAAATCGTCAAAAACAAAAAAAAGAAATATGAAAAGATATCATAATGCAAACACCAAGACAAATCGAAAAAAAAGAGTACCATAAAATGTATTTTATAACGAACGCCATTGAAAATGGATGGAGTGTCAAAAAACGGAACGATTCTTATATTTTCACAAAAAAGAATGAAAATAAAAAAGAAGTTCTCAAACAAGAATATTTAGAAACTTTTGTCAATTCCAATTTACACCCATTTCCGTAATTCTTTTGGTTTAATGGAGTGTATTGTGTGTGAGTAATCGAGCATTTTCCGCTGTATACATAGAGACAAATACTCCGCGTCATTTAGCAATAAACCAGAATTAAAATTTTTTTGAAATTTAATTTTAATTTAGCGATTTCCCCGAAATTATTTTCTTTTTGTAGTATATATTCATTTTAATATGGGTGGAGCTTTGATGCAACTAGTCGCCTACGGCGCACAAGACGTTTTTCTTACCGGTACTCCTGAGATCACCTTCTGGAAGGTGTCTTACAGAAGACACACCAACTTCGCCATGGAGTCTATCGAGCAAACTTTCTCCGGACAAGCCGACTTCGGTAGACGTGTTACATGCACTATCTCCAGAAATGGTGATCTTGCCTACAGAACCTACCTTCAGGTGACTCTCCCAGAGATCAACCAATCCATGAAGGGATCTTCTGGTGATGTTTACGCCAGATGGTTGGACTATGTTGGTGAGCAACTTATTGCCCAAGTTGAGGTTGAGATTGGTGGTCAGAGAATCGACCGTCAATATGGTGACTGGATGCACATCTGGAACCAGATGACCATGACTTCTGAGCAACAGAGAGGATACTTCAAGATGATTGGTAACACCACTCAACTTACCTACATCACCGACCCTACTTTCGCCTCCGTAGCTGGTCCTTGTGCCGCCAACGGTGCCCCTACCCAAGTGTGTGCCCCAAGAGATGCTCTTCCTGAGACCACTCTTTATGTTCCTCTCCTTTTCTGGTTCTGCAGAAACCCAGGACTTGCCCTTCCACTTATTGCCCTTCAATACCACGAGGTCAAGATCAACCTTGACTTGAGACCTCTTGGTGAGTGCTTGTGGGCCGTCGGTTCCCTTGCTGCCAGCCAAGGAACCCAATCGGTCACCACCGCCTACCAACAATCTCTTGTTGCCGCCTCTCTTTACGTTGATTATATCTTCCTTGATACCGATGAGCGTAGAAAGATGGCCCAGAACCCTCACGAGTATTTGATCGAGCAAGTTCAATTCACTGGTGATGAGTCTGTTGGTTCTTCTTCCAACAAGATCAAGCTTAACTTCAACCACCCTGTGAAGGAGCTTATCTGGGTTGTCCAACCTGACAGCAATGTTGACTACTGTGCTTCCCTTGATGCCCAATCTGTGCTCTTCAAGACTCTTGGTGCCCAGCCATTCAACTACACCGACTCCCTTGATGCCCTCCCTAACGCCATCCACGCCTTTGCTGGACCTTCCGAGATCAGCGGTTCTACCGAATTCGTTACCTCCCAAGGTCTCTTCCAAATGCCTGGTGCTATCGATGTGTCTGGAGTTGCCGGTGTTCTTCAAGACCCATTCGATGCCCAATCCGGTTCCGTCGGTGCTTCCGGTGTCTCTGATGCCGGTTCATTCGTCCTTGCCGAGACCGCTCTTGACCTCCACTGTTGGGGTGAGAACCCTGTCGTCACCGCTAAGCTTCAACTTAACGGCCAAGACAGATTCTCTGAGCGTGAGGGATCATACTTCGATGTTGTCCAACCTTTCCAACACCACACCCGTGCCCCAGATACCGGTATCAATGTTTACTCATTCGCCCTTAGACCTGAGGAGCACCAACCATCCGGAAGTTGCAACTTCTCCAGAATCGACAACGCTGTCCTTCAGTTGGTTCTTTCTTCTCCTACCGTGTCTGGTGTTGCCACCGCCAAGGTCAGAGTGTACGCTGTTAACTACAACGTGCTAAGAGTTATGTCAGGAATGGCGGGCGTAGCATACTCAAATTGATCGGTATGGCCGGTATTTGTGACCTACATATTAGAAAAAATTACAAAAATCATAAAAATTATTAAAAAAATAAAAATAATACTATAAAAACTTTAAAATTATTATTAACATACGAGTAAATAATAATTTCAGAAGATATTTTCTGCGTGACCTACATATATAATCGTTTGTGTGACCTACATTTATTTATCCAAAACCGAAAGAATATAAAAACTAAAATTTTATATTTTCATAATATGTCTTCATCTAAACCTCATGTTGCTACCACACAGAATCAATTATTGTTAGAT